ATATCCCATTCTTCTTTAGTATACCATTGTAACAATTCTGGAGTGTACATACCCAATTGTACATTTTTTGTGATTATTTCGTATAGAGATGGTGGTTCATATTGTCCATACACCTCTTTGCGTAGCATACTAACCTTTTGTCTACCAGCAACGTATTGATAGTTAACGTCATTGATGTCCGTGTTTTCGCTTTCATCAATAAGGTCAACCATTGCTTTAAGTAAGAGTTCGTCTATTGTTTGTGTATGAATCCCATCATGTAATTGTATTTGGGCTTTTATTTCTATCATGCTTGGGCTAACGTTATCTATACCCTTGCATCCGTATGCTACTTGTCTTTGAATTTTGCTTATGTCTAATGGAACTGATTCTCCATTACGCTTTATTACGTGTATATCCATTTATTTGCCTATTTTATTGTTATATGTGCTGTATGCTGAAGTGATAGAATATTTAACTGTTTGGTACTTATAAACTACATATATATTTTACGTATCATTCTAGACTACAACTTTTCAAAAGGAATTAAGCCAGCTTTTCCAATTGATTTTTAATGTTTATGTCACTCTTTATATCAAAATCATTAATTATGTTCGTTTCAACTGTATTAGGCCAATAATTTAAAATATGTTCATTGTTAACCAATATTAACAGTACATCATTACCCATCTTATCACATGCAGTAACCATTCTGAAATTTTCTTCACCTGTCATGTACAAAGTATAACACATTCCCAATGCTTTAGCAACATTGCAATACAGATTTTCTACCAAAAGTTCCCAAGGATCGGGCCAGTTTTGTGTGTCTTTTAGGTGTAGGTAATGATTTACGGTTGGGGCGTTTTGCCACCATTTATCTATTTTAATACACTTACTTCTTAGATCGGAATTCTTAATATCTTCTTTTAAATCGTGCCAACTTTGTAATCTTGCTTCGTATTCAAGTTGAAAGATGTTCATTTATTGTTTTTGTTAAATTAGTTAAATCTGCACAAGTATATTTTTGATAGCTATGTAGTAATTCTTGCGGCATTGGAATTTCTTGTATAGTTGCACCAGTTTGTGTTGCTATAATCGCTGCCACTTCCATAAAGCTACGTGCTGTTCCTGTACCAATGTTGTATATGCCTGTTGATTTTATATTTAAGAACTTTTTATGTACTTCTACTACTTTATTGACATGCACAAAATCACGCAAATAATTTTGGCTATCTTCAAAAACTTTTATTACACCGGTTTCATTCGCTTGTCGTAAAAATTGAGTATAAGGACTTGCTTGATTTCCCTTGTGTTCTTCACCATCACCATAAACGTTGAAATACCTAAAGCCTTGAATACTTATGTCTTTTTCTTTCGCAAGTTCATATTTTGTTGCAGCATATCGTTCAAAGATATATTTACTCCAAGCATATGGGGTTCTTGGATCTACTGGACTGTCTTCAGTGAATTGTTCATTTAGCCCATAGATACTAGCACTACTACTGTATTGAAAATTAATATTAGAAGCTATACATTTATCTAATAACTCACAACTAAAATCATAATTTTGAGCCATTATTTTTTCAACATTTTTCTCTGTCGTGCTGCTTATTGCACCTATATGAATAACCCAGTCAACCCCTTTTAAATTAGGGAATTTATCTCCCCATTCAAAAGACAATGTTTCATGTTCGTTTAAAGATTTTAATATATGATTACCGATAAAACCTTTATGACCGGTTACTAGAATTTTCATGATTGACTATCCCCTGGCAAAATTCTATAATTATCTTCTACACTGTCAGGTGTACTAACTTCAATAATACTACCTTCTTCAATGCATATCAGTTGATGTGGGAATAAAGGTTTATTTCTCCATACATTACCTTCTAATAACTCAACTTCATGCTGTGACGCATCTGCCATGTCTATATATTTTACGATAAATTTACCTGATAAAACTAGCCATGTCTCATCTTTCTCTTTATGAAAATGCATACTGAATTTAGAGCCAGTTTTAAAATTCAATATCTTTCCGCAATAATGTTCGTTGGTGGTAAAAATAAATTCATTACCCCAACCTTTTTCTATATGTCCTTCAAGTCTTGTCATTTATTTCCTCTATTTCTTCTAGGGTTGGACTATAAACTCCTATGTGTTGTATAGTCACACTGCTAGCCTTTATTGCAAATTCTATAGCTTTTAAAATATCTTTAATGTTACAATACTGATATGCAAGTGCTGACAGAAAGGTATCTCCTGCCCCACATACATCAAATGCCTCTATATTTAACGCAGGAATAAGTTGATCTTTATATACTGCTCCTGTACTTCCTTTTGTGACAATCAAATCTGAAGGAAAAGTTTTAGCTGCATCAAATTCTTTTTGATTAATTTTAACAAAGCATCCTTCAAATCTTATTAGGTCTGTTTTTTTAGTGTCTACAAATACAGGGCCTGCATAATGAATTCTTATGTTTTCTACTAAATCGTATGAGATTGAACCTTTGTCATAATCGCTTATCACAATAGCATCGTAGTGATCAAGTTTTTTATAATCAACTTTGACTGGTTTACTTGGTGTATCTTGATCTATTCTTAATAAATGGTGTTTTGTTTTTGAGTCTATTACTCTTGTTTTAATAGAAGTTTTGATTCCATGTAAGAACTCGACTTCGCACTCTAATTTTTCTAAATTATCTTTGACATTTGCAGCCATACCTGCTTTAGTTACAGTATGAGTATAATTTATTATAGGTACAGGTGCTTAATCGCTACCCTTAACCATTACGTCATGTATAGATACAAGATACTCTAATTCTTCATCTGTGTCAAATATATAAACGTCATTAACTGACTTTAGGTTAATAAGAAGTGTTGATCTTTCTTGTTGAGTGTTAATTGGTCTATCTTCACCCTTCAACCTTTTTACCCGTTCATCACTGTCAATAGCAATAGCAAGTTCATCACCTAAAGTTTTTGCATAATTAATTAATGCAATGTGTCCTTCATGTAATAAATCAAATGTACCGTTTACAAATATTTTTTTCATAGTTTACCATTTAAAATTAGGGTCATTTACAACTGAGGGAGAATTCTGACTCTTATATAAGATTGCTACTATTTCCCCATTCATTTTTGCAACCAATGCATCTATATTTAAACTTTTTAATATCCCTGTCATAGATTTTTCCGTAAATCCTGTTCGGTGACACATAGGCTCTCCGAATCTTTCAACTAAAACTCTAGAACTATACAGTATATCAATAGGACAGATAGGACCAACATTAGTATCATATACAGGGGTGAATAAATCATCCTCAATCATATGTGCTATACTACCTATGTCGGGTACTCTTATAACAGCGAACCCATCAGGCTTAATTACACGCAACATATTTTTGAATACATCTGGTAATTTATGATAATAAACATGCTCAACTACATGACATGCCCATATAGCATCAACACTATCGTTTGGTACATTTTCTAATGTTGTAATATCGCTTATGATATCAGGATTACACTCAGCAACATCTAATTTTAATTCTTTATAATCATTTATTTTAAAATATTCAGTTTGTTTATGTACACTCGTTGTTCCTGCACCAACATTTAATATTAACTTTTTATTTGTGTTAAACAAATAATCATACTTTTTAGTTTCATTTTCAGCGAATTGATCCCATAATTCTTTCCAATCCAAATAAGGATCTTTCTCTGTATCTGCTTGAGCATGTAATGCACAGCTAGGTATAGGAGTAAAAAGTAAACATCCTCTATCGTGAAAGAGTCTATTAATTGTCTCATCTTCCATTACACTGTCAACTTTATGCTTTCCCATTGCTTCAAACAAATCAAAGTTTTTAACTAGTGTGGGATAATCAACCATAAAACAACAAAGATGCATGTTTCATAGTAAAGATAGTCATCTTGTGCAAAATAAACTAAATCTTTACCATGTTTATTTCCATATTCATAGCATGCCAGTATACTTGGCATAATACCATACGTATCAAGATGAACTAATTCATAATTAAATTTGCACTCTTTAAGAATGTTGGTCAATCTATTTAAGAAGTGATCATCACTATGATCATCTAACACTGCTAATTTTATATTGACTTCGTTTGGTTTTTCTTTATCAACATTATTTAAAGAGTTAACTAGAGACTTTATGCAACGGTAACTAATTTCTGATTTATCATCACACATGTATCTAGTAATCTGTTTTTGATTATTAGACCTACTATGACTTTGTAGGACAACTAGTAAATCAACCATATTAGCCCCACTTAAAGTTTGGGTCCCAACTCTCGTCATTGTGTGCAGGTTTCGCTTGATGCTCTATATGTTTTTTCTTTAGTAGTATTAAGCTATTATAAAAAGTAACTGAATGTAAGTCTACAAAAACTTCCTTCAACTTTGGCGGAGGTGTTTCGTTTATATGAGGGGCATGAAGTAAATCTATCAAATTTTTACAAAACTCAATGCACGATGTTTCTTTCTTCAACCCGCCACCGTAAGCATTCCAATAACTTGTGTGAGTATCTTCTATAAGGTAGATGCCATTGTTGTTTAATTTAGGAAATAAGTTAAGTAGTGTTACTATTTGATCATTCATCACATGACTACCATCATCAACAATAATATCAAAGTTTTTATCATCACTTAGATATGCATCCCAATGTTCTTGTGAACCTTGATCTACACAACTATATTGAACATGTGCATCATCAAATTTATAGTCAAGATATTCTTTGTTAATATCAACCCCGTATAAATCTAATTTACCTTCAAAATACTCTATCCACATCTCAAGTGAGCCACCATGTGCGACTCCTATTTCTAAAACTTTAGGGTGTTTATCAATAAAAGGTGGTAACATCTCATCATAAACGTCAAAATAATTTTCCCATTTATGGCACTGAAGTTTTAACTTCCAAAATAGTTCTCTTGTACTTTTCATAGCATGATACTCGCACATTTAAGGAAAAACAAATGATTGAAAACATTCAATCTACTTTGAAATAAATGGTAGAACATTTCATTTCCGTCTTTGTTTACGAAAGTAGTGCCTATACCGAACTGCGGATCTCCGTCACGCAAATCCCAAGGTTTACGTTCTCCTGTATTCCAATGTGGGATTTCTTCATATTTGCCGGGCATAAACATTTCAATTTCAATTCCCTTTTCTTCTGCAATGTAACAAAGTTCTTCCCCTATGTCACTTCTATTAGTAGGCTTCCAACTGGGCTTTCCTAATTTTTGATACATTTCTTTTGTCAACGCAATGCAACTTGGAGCAGGATAAATATGCTTATTATTATCCAAATGATTACTACGTTGCACATTACCAATTAAAACTCCTTGTTCTGCTCGTTCAAAAACATATTCTAATGCTTCTGTACTAAGAGGAATACAATCAATATCTAACATCAAAATAGTATGATAGTTATCTACTTCAAACAGTTTTTCAAGACCATATTCAATAACTTCATCTGGTGTCATTTCTCCGTCTGGTTTTTTATAATGCAAATATTCGTATTTGCATAGTTTATTTGTATTAAACTTATTAACAATTTGTTTTTGAAGATAGGGTATCTTTTCTTCAATTTGATGATTGCTATATGTAAATATGGCTCTTTTTTTCATAATTTTCTCGCTATAAAATTTTTGTGTACCTTTTCTGCTAAAATGATACACGAAACTGTTTAATAATGCAACCTTATATCCTAAGTTTGGTAATACTGAATGAAAAAGTGTCATATCATTGGCGTATAAAGGGAATTTGTCAATGTTTGGATATGACACGAAACTTTTACGATGTACTACAAAAGGCATGTACCAACCAATTTGATTGAATCTAATGATAGGTAAACTATTCTTATTTTGTTGTGCGAATTCAGCAAATTTAGTGTAATTAAAATTCTCTAAATTATCACCACAGTTATAATTGATACATTCAGGACCTCCATTCATATGTCCTGGATTTGCCTCAACTACATTAAATGTTAAAAAAGTATCCTCTGACAAAAACAACGGAATATTTTCATCCCAATTTTCAGATACAATCATGTCATCATTCATTAACACAACTATATCATTATTTGCCTGATACACCCCCTTGTTGAATGCATAGTAAACATCTGTTTCATCTACTATCTGTATTATTTCAGGTGTATACTTACTATTCTTTTTAATATATTCAATACATGTATCTATGTACTCACTATCACTTAAATGTGGAATGACGATTGAATACATTAATCATCTTTCCTTACCATCTAAAGTTTTCTTTCTGCCTACAATTGTTGTATTAGGTAAGTCTGGATCATCATATGCATATAGACCTAATTGTATTGCTGGGAAAATATCACTTCTCAACATAATATCTAAACTTTCATTGATACCATATTTGATAACGTGTGCTAACATGTTTTTAGCGCACCAAGGATCTATACCATATGCGTGTGCCCTACAGATAAAATGATAATTGTTACCATTAGTTGCATGAGGGGGCGTAACTAATACTGGCCAGCCCTTCTTTGCTTGTTCAATTGAACCTAAATAGTGAATGCAACCAATTACCGGATGATCAAATAGTTCTCTACAAACTATTGCGTCATGTTCTAATACTAGAATAGGTCTGTCAATCTCAATACAGTGTATCCATAAACTTATATGACTTAACGCAGCAGATACTTCAGTAATACTTAACTCTTTGTCTACCCACTTGATCCAACTTACCCAACTTTTATCTTTAGCGTGATCTGGAATCTTTATATCACCACTTGTACCATCAAATGCATCCCATACTTTATGGGGCATTTTTAATGCAGCAAGGCTTTGTTGACACCTTGCTGACATTCTTTCGCTTACTTGATGATTTTTAATTGTGATAACATAAGAAGATTCAATTGATAAATTATATGAATAATCTAGTTTAAGCATTTTGATTGGCTATAAAACTTTCTATTTCTGGCATTGAAACTCGTCCGGGTTTGTTTACCTGAATGAGAAGTTTCATGCTTAGTGCTACATTGTTAAATGTATTAAGAGCATAATTTAAATCTTCTTCAGTGATTTCCCCGCGCTTACGTCTTTCTTCCCAATGAGGTAAATATTCAAACTGAACGTCACATACTTCTAAATCAATATCATATTCAAAAGCTAATAGTGAATCACTTTGATTTTCTTTAATTCTTTCAAATATTTTCTTTTGATTCAATAGCATAAATGACCCTAAGGTTAGTAAACGCTTATGTGTTGGATCGTCTACTGAAACATCACAACGCCAATGTGGTACTTGTACTTCCCATACTGCACCATTGTCACTAACACGATACATCTCTTTTATGATTTTCATGTAATCATCACTTGTATCACCTAAATGTTCCAATACATCTTTTGCTACAATATGACCAAACTCATTATCTTTCCAAGGCCAAGGTGTAACATTCAAATCTACAACAACATCTGGTTTTACTAGTTCACTACTATCTACATTTAAGTATCCATTAAACTTATTAAGTCCACATCCTAAATTAAGACGTTTTAATACTTTATCTTCATTTGGCATGTCAATGTGTTCCAAATTAAACTTTTCTTCTAATGCAGTATATAACTTTTGGAACGTGGTATTCCACTTACCTGCTTCTTCTTGACGGAATAAACGAACACATTCATAGTAAGGACTAGTTGTGTTTTCAGGACTTCCGTATGCCCAAGTGTGATAAGGTAATATAGGAGGTGTTACCCAAGTTTCTTTGCCCATTGCTGCGGCGATGTGTGCAATACTTGTGCAACTTGTAATCACTATGTCTAAATTAGCAATACAAGCCATTGTATCTTCCCAACTTAGTAAGAAATGTTGTAAGTCGGTAACACCTTCAGGCAATTGAATAATGTTATGATCACGTTGCAAACTATAAATTTGCACTTCTTTGTATTTTGCTAGGTTGGTCATAAAAGCTTCAGGAAACTTTCTAAATTGTTGGTGTTCAAATTTAGGATTACCTGCCCAACGAATACCAATTTTTACTTTATCACTATTGATTAAATTTTTCCATATATCAACACTTGCCTGTAGTGGTGCCATATATGGTTTACCTGGGAAGTTGTCAAATGTATGTCCTGCTACCCAACCTGCACTAAAACCTGGTACCCAGTAATCATGTCTTACGGTGTGTGCTGCATTACGTAGTATAACATCATCTACACCTGGTATGCGTTTAAATACACTTACCATTTCAGGGGCTGCTGCCAAATACACTTTGTCTGCACCTTGATCTTTAAAACTTTGTGCAAAACGTGCGTGAATAATTTCATCACCATACCCACCTTCTAGTGATATGATAATGCTTTTACCTCTTATATTATGTTCTTGTGGATTGAAAATAGGTGCGTCTGTTTTTAATGGACCTGATCCATATACACTAATGAATCTTCCATTTTCTAAAAGTTGACAACCTTTTTGATAGTCACCTTGTTGTAATAAAAACCAACCACGATTAAAACTGTGACGTATCCATGTTTCTGGATTTACTTTGCCACTTGGATCTTTACAATTATCTGGGCCTGCTCTTTCCATTTCTTCAGAAATATCCCAAGCTTCTTTTTGTTTTCCTTCTAATTGATAAGCCAATAATTGATCAATTGGATGCATAAATTAATTCCCTTTAAATTTAACGTCTATTATTTATAAACTAGAACATATCATTAAAAGAAATTAATACCCTCCTGTTGGATCGCCAAATGTTCCTTTACCTATTACTGCAACATTAAATGCACCAAGGCTTACCGTGTTACTTAAGTATGTGTAGGTACCAATAACAGTAGGGTCTGATCTATTCAACGTTGTATTCGTTCCTAATCTACCAACAGTATTATATCCCCATGTATATAATCTATTATTAGATGGGATACCTATTGAATTATAGTATCCAGCATCAACACCAATCCAACTTGAATCATTTACTTTGATTGGTACTCTAGTGTTTACAGTTATTGCTGCCCAAATATTACCAACTTGTGTTGGTATTGAACGGCTTACAGCGTTATACCAAATTGAGGCAAGCTGATAAGTATTTGATGCTCCCCAGTTGTATAATAAGCCTGTTGTAGTTATTGCTCCTGCAGTCAAATAGCCTGCGTTTAAACTTGTCCAACTTAAATTACCTGATACTGCTACAGGGCTGCTTCTACTAGCAGCAGTACCATAACCTAATTCGCCTGAAGTGCCTAAGCCCCATGCATATAGTTGTCCATTTGTTCTTATTGCAGCAGTGTAACTTATTCCTGCTGAAACTTGAGAGTAATTTGATCCAACTAAGGTTATACTGCTACGTTGAATTACATCGCCACCTGGAGAAAGACTTGTTATACCTAATTGACCTGCACTATTGAGGCCCCAAGTAAATACCTCTCCTGTTGTAGAAAGTGCTACACCATGACTTTGTTGTCCTGATACCTGTGTATAGCTTCTAGTGCCTATTTGCATCATCATTGATCTTGGTATAATTAAACCGTCGCCTAAAGTACCATCAGTTCTGTTACCCCAAGTAAATAATGCACCATCACTTCTAACTGCAGCACTCCAAAGATTTCCTGCAGTAATTGCTATCCAACTTCCTGCATCAAGTAATGCTGGACTACTTTGATTAATACTTAAATAATTATTTCCAATTGTGTTAGGGCTTGAAGTTGTAAGTATTGTCATATAACCTGCAGTTTGACCAACCGTACCTAATCCCCATGCATATAGTTTATTATTAGTATTGATTGCAAATAGTGAGGAAGTTCCAACAAAGACTTGACTAAATGATCCATATACTTGTGTTGGACTTGATTTGTTCCAAAGGGCTAAATTACCTATTTGTCCAGTCCCTCCTTGACCCCACACATATAATGTATTATCATTTTTAATTGCCGCAGTAGTAGATACTCCTGCACTTACATAAGTAAAACTTGATCCAACCAACGTAGGAGAAAGAGTATTATAATTAATTCCTTGAACTGGATTAGGGAAAGACTTAGTTACTACAGAATTGTCACCAAGTTGTCCTAAAGTATTTTGCCCCCATCCATATAAATTATTTTTAATACCTAAGCCACTATTAAATCCAGCAGTGATTTGAGACCAACTTCCTGAATTTATAAGACTTGGAACACTTCTCCATTGCTGTCCATAGTTACCAATCTGATTAAAATTATTTAATCCCCAACCATATACTCTACCGTTTGTGTGTTTAGCTAAAGAAAAACTATTTCCTGCACTTACACTTGTAAAAGTATTTGTAGTGTCCCATTCTTGACATGTAAGAAGTGTAGTTCCTGCAATGTTAGACAATGGTAATACAGGAGGTGTAAAATTAGCTGTATATACTGCAGTACCTTTTACTATTCTAACATTAGAAATATACCCAGCAAAATTAATACCTATTCTATAATACCAATCAAAATATCCTGGTAATGCACTGTCATTGTAAATAGGGGTGCCTCTGCTTATACCATTGACATACAATTCATAAACCATTGAAGGGATTGTACGTTGTGAATCGTATCTTTTTACAACTGCAACGTGATACCATGTTGCTGCCGAAGATATCGTATAATTAACAGTAAAATTAGGAGAAGCGTTTGTAGGACTAAATGTTACATAAAATTCAATCAATGCATTATTTAATCTTAATAAAAATAGATAAGGACTATACCATAAATCAAATATCCTTTGATCGCCGCCACCGCTTAGCGTATTTGGATTAATCCAAGCTTCTATCGTAAACTCATTATTATAAAAATAATTTTCGTTAAATTTATTTTCTGTAATAAGATAATCAGTTCCATTAAAACTTCCGCTAGCTCCATAAATTGCTGGATCATATGTTCCACTAGCGAAGGGGCTTACTAATACCATTAATGCACCTGGACCAGTTGGATACATTGAATATTTGGTATCACTTGTGTCAACAAATTGTGTGCCTACCGCAGATACTTGAACAATGCTAGACTTTGTAATTATAGAATTGTCGCCTAATTGTCCATAATCATTTTTTCCCCAAGCATATAATAAACTATCAGTACCAATAGCTAAAGTATGACTATTTCCAACACTTACACTATTCCAACTTACGCCTACTTGAATTGGGCTAGCAGTCATTGTGTTTAATTGCCCACCTATTAGTGTTGGACTTGAGACATTTACAGTGCTATCATTACCTACTTGACCTACAACATTATAACCCCATGTATAAAGTTTATTATTTGTTCCTATTGCTAAAGAGTGCAAATCTCCTGCACTAATTGAACTAAAACTAGTACCTACTAATACTGGAATTGATCTATTAATGATACCATTATTTCCTAATTGACCTTCAGTACCTCTACCCCATGCATAAACTTGACCAGAAGAATTTTCAGCTAAACTGTGTGAACCTCCTGCAGCAACCGAAGTCCAACTTGAGGGTAGTTGAAATTTTATTTGAACTGGGACAAATGTGCCTGTATTAATATGATTTGAATTACCTATCATTACAGGAGCGGACCTATTTATTGCTTCTTGCGTTCCTATTAAACCACTTAATCCGTAGCCAAATTCATATATACGTTGTGTGGTATCAGTTAATGCCGTAGCTGTTCCTGCCTTAGCATTAGTTATTGGAGTTCCAGAAGAAATTTGAGTTGCAATACTACGATTAATTGTATCACTTAAACCTAACTGTCCTAAGCTATTTAAACCCCAACCCCATGCATTATTATTACTATCAACTGCAATACTGTAACTTAATCCTGCTGCTACTTGAACAAAGTTACTATAACCAACTCTAACTTGTACCGGACTATTAGTATATGAATTTAAGGCTTGATTATTTCCTACGATAATTGGTGAAGATTTGTTAATGCTACTGAAATCACCTAATTGCCAAGAAGAATTAAGTCCCCATGCATATAGTTTACTACTAAAATTATCTATGTATGCTATATTGTTTGCAAATGCAGAAACTAAATTTGCTGATGTTGCTACTTGCACCGGAGAACTTTTTGTTATAGTACTACTATCTCCTAATTGTCCGTTTGTATTTAATCCCCAAGTGAATAATCTACGTGTGCTATCAACTGCAACACTATAGCTTGTACCTGCGGCGATCTGCGTGAAACTACTAGTTGTAACTTGAAATGGAAATTGTGTGCCTGTGTTTATACCAGTAAATGTATTACCTAAAATTGTAGCGAATGATCTAGTAATAATGTCTTGAGGACCTAATTGCCCAACGTTATTAAGACCTCCAGTTATTATTTGACTATTTGATGCGTTTATCAAGCTTGTAACACTTTGTTGTGCTGAAATTGCTGTTGCACTATATGTAGGTAAATTCCTTAATCCTAAAAATACCACATTACCACTTGTAGCACCTTGGCTTGAGGAGGTTAATGGACTAGTTGGAACTGTAAATACGACTGTGCCAGTTGTAGTGGATGCTGTTTGATAACTTGTTGGAATACTACCGCCTATCATTCTTAAATTAGTAAGATACCCATTAAAGACACCTGTCAATCCACCATTAGCAGAGCCTATTCCTGTTGCTATAGCCGTAGTAGCAAAAGGTGTTACCGAAGAGTTTGAGCTTTGTAATATTCCATTTAAAAATAATCTAAGAGTGCCTGGCACTCCAGTTAAAGTAACTAAAGCATGATTCCAACTATTGACATTTGCAGTAGTTGTTGAAGATAATGTAACTACTGACGCCCTTGCACTTGTAACAAAATAGTTGAATGTAAGTAAATTAGTTGAGGTTATAGATAAATAAAATACCTGACCAGTTGATGTTAAATCATCTTGTGTTAGTATATGTTGTGTCACTGTAGATTTTATTGAATAAAACCAAATTTCTACTGAACAGCCATTCACGTTAGCAAAAATATTTAAAGTTGAGTTTGCTGCAATTAATCCACGTGATGAGTTATCAAAAAATAAACTTCCACCGTAAACGCTTATATCATATGATCCGCTAGCGAACGGACTGCCTATTGTTGATTTGGGAGCACCTGTAGGAGTAGTAACAGTCAACGCAGTTTGCGAAGTATCGACTACGATAGGACTTTGACCAACAATAACTGGCACACTAGCGTTTGTAACTGTTGTATCTAAAAATTGCCCTACATTATTAATTCCCCATGCAAACACAGTGTTACCACTTGAAGTTCTTGCCATTGAATAACTAGTTCCTGCACTTATTAAATTAAAACTTGTGTCATTAAAAACAGGTATTTTAGATATTACAGTAGTACCAAAATTAGCACTAGATGCAGGAATTTGCACTGGACTGGATTTAGAAATAGTTGAGTTATCTCCTATACCAGGATTAGTAGCACGGCCTCCCCAACCATACATATTATAATTTGTTGTTATTGCATATGCTGGATTAACTGCAGAGTCTAAGTCACTCTTACCTGCGCCTATCGCTAACCAACTACCTAAATCAGTTGTTGATCCAATTTGTATTGGGCTAGACTTACTAATTGTAGTATTATCACCTATTTGCCCTATATTGTTTAGTCCCCATGTAAATAGTTGTCCAGTACTTCTAATCGCTAAGCTCACACTGTTACCTGCAGCAATATAACTATATGAATTAGCATTATCATAAAGAGAAGGAACTGGCCATTGTCCAGCTGCTACAGAAATAGGAGATAATAAAGTTGGATTACTTCGTGAAATACCTGCTGAGTCCCCTAATTGTCCAGTAGTGCCGAGGCCCCATGCATATAATAAACTAGTAGTTTGAATAGCAAAAAGACTACTTGCTGACCCACCTAATTGAGTATAGCTACTTGTACCTGCGCCTGATATTTGTACTGGACTACTACGACTTACTGCACTATTATTTCCTATTTGACCACTTGTGCCTAAGCCCCATACCCAAATTGTACTATCGCTGCGTATAGCCGCTGTGAAGCTGTTTCCTGCAGCAACTTGTGTCCAGCTACTATCACCGACTTTAGTTGGTACAGGTACGCTTGTGTTAAGTGCGGTGTTTCCTATTTGAGTTGGGCTGCTACGGTTGACAGTAGCGTTATCACCTATCTGACCTGAAACACTACTACCCCAAGCATATATTGTATTATCAGTCTTTATAGCAGTGCTATGACTTTTACCAGCGGCAATCACAGTCCAACTATTACCTGTAGCAACAATAGTAGGACTACTACGTGTTGCACCTACACTTGTGTTATCACCTAATTGGAATAAACTATTTACGCCCCATGCATATAATGCACCTGTTGTGGGTACTGCTAAACTAAATGATTGTCCAGCACTTACACTTGTCCAACTTAATGTATTATTAATTCTTGTCGGCACGCCAAACTGTGTTTCAATACCAGTTAAACTAATAACTGTTGCACTTGATCTGTTAATAGTATCATTTATACCTAATTGACCTGCATTGTTAAGCCCAAACGGCCTAAAGTTTACAGTGTTAGACCATGCGAATCCATGTGCGCCGCCTGCCACAATAAAGCTTGTTACACCACCTCCACCAGTTGAAAGTTGTACCGGACTAGATTTATTAACTGTTGTTCCATCACCTAATTGACCTACAGTGTTTAAACCCCATGCATATGTATTATTTCCAGAAGCACTTAACACTGCTAAGCTAAATGATGTTCCGGCATTAACTGCAGTCCAACTGCTATTTCCTACTTTAGTAGGAATTATGTAGTTTGTTGTTGCGTTTATGTTCGTGCTTCCTAACGCAACTGGACTTGATTTGTTAATTGTAGTGTTATCTCCTAAACTTCCATAAATATTTCTGCCCCAAACATATGCGATTCCGCTTATATTCGCAACCATGCCTGATCCAACTGAAGTCCATGAGCTAGTTCCTACTTGAATTGGGCTAGAACGGTTCGTTGCTGTAGTGCCTTGTCCTAATGCCCCATTTGTATTTTGTCCCCATGCCCATAATGTATTAGTTGTTTTTAACGCTAATGCTGAGTTTGAATTGTTTGTGCTTATTAAAGTTATTTGAGTCCAGCTTCCACCGCCATTTATTTGTACTGGACTTGATTTGTTTATCGTTGTGCCATCACCAAGATGACCTGCATTATTTAAACCCCACAACCACAATGTATTATCGCTACGTATAGCTGCAGATACATTAACCATAGCAGCAATTTTTATGTATGTTTCAGTTCCTAATTGAACTGGATTACTACGATTAATTGTATCATTTAGTCCCAGTGATCCTGAACTGTTTATCCCCCAAACATACAATGTGTCATCATTGAAAATTCCTAAACTACTTCTATAACCTGTTGTTACTGCTTTCCAAGTTGATGATCCAATTTGTACTGGGCTTGAGCGTTGTGCTACATCATTGATGCCTAGTGCTCCGGAAAAATTATCTCCCCAACCCCATAGTGTGTCATCTAATCTAATCGCAAACCTCGAACTACTGTATCCGGTTGTGCTCACTTGTTTCCAACTATTATTTCCGATTTGAACTGGTATT